ACGTGCACGTTATGAGTATCAAAAAAGGAGAAGACAACTTGAGCTGCATAGAAAAAGACATCAGAAAAGTGGTTGATTATCTATTTGAAGACGAATTTAAGCATTATATAGAGTCAAATAAACCAAAAGACCACATATTTGTAGCAGTAAACAACCTAGAAAAATGGTTAAACTTAAAATAAGGGAGCAATAATGGCTAAAATATCAGTACAACAAAGAAAATACTTTGTAACAAGAATAGAAAACTCTATTAATGAAAAGATTAATGATTTAAAACAAACAAAAGCAGCACAAGTACAAACATTATCTGAAAAAGAGTTTGGCAAATATCTTAAAATGTTAAAAATAGACAAAGATATGGCAAAGTTTGAGAAAGTAGATTTAGAATATAGACAGTTACAATCTAAACTATATGATGTATACAATGAGGTTCGAATAAGTTTAGGAATTGATGCATATAAAAGTAATAGTCCTAATGTATATAGTAGTTCAGGATCTGATGATTTACACAAAGGGTTTAAATATTTATGCAACCAAACTGCAGCTAAACAAGAAACAGAAACAGCAGAAGGTAAAATTATTAAAGAGCTTGAAGCTAAGAAAAGAGCTGCAATCGATGAATTACATGGTATCAATGAGCTTGAAGGATTAAAAGTTACTGTTAACAATATACTAAAAGGTGCTGATGTGCCTTTGTTAGGAGAATAAAATGAATGTAATAACTATTGAAAAGAACATACCAATTCCACCAGCTATACGTCCATTCGATCATAGTAAATATAAATTTATACATGATTTAGAAGTAGGTGACAGTTTTGTTATTAATGGAAATACTCCTGATTATAAAGCGTATAGAGTAAGACAATATGTGTATTCAGATAAAACATATAAACGTCATAAAATGAGATTTTCTATTAGAACATTAGAAGGTCCTAGCAAAAAACCTACAGCTATTAGAGTATGGAGGGTTAAGTAATATGGATATGCTTTATGAAGTTATGTTTGCATTAAATGATTTACTTAACATTATAGTAAAGTGTGTAGCCTTAATGGCTATGCACTGCTATATAGTATATGGGAAAGGTATTAATCATGAAAAAAATGAGTCAATCTAAAAGAAGAAAGCTAATTCATTACGTATTTAATGTTATGAGTCGAAAAGACAAAGGAAGAGCTAAAAAACCTGCAATGACAAATAGTTGGGGCAGAATCATTAAAAGGAGATAACATGTCTGAGAAAAGTACAACAAAAGTATGGACTGATAAAGCTAATGAGCTATTATTAGGTAAGCAAATAACAAAAGTTAGGTATCTTGATCAGAAAGAAGCAGAAAACTTTATGTGGGATTATAGGCCTGTAGTATTTCAGCTTGATGATGGCACTTGGATAATACCAATGTGTGATGATGAAGGAAACAATGGTGGTGCTTTAGCTGTTGGACCTGATGAAACATTACCTGTATTGAGAGGAGATGATTAATGATGGATGCTACTAACGATTATCAAATAAAAAAAGAACCGTATGGTGAATGTCCCGAATGTGGTAGTCGGGATATAAGTGTATATTTACTTGCAGACTACAATAGTACAATAGATTCAATTAATTGTGAAGGTCATGTTGAATGGTATTACTCAGATGCATTAACTGATTTATATTGCAATGAATGTGGTGATGAGTTTTTAGAAGCGAAGGAGGTTAAAGATGAAGACTAGGTTATTTGCACCATTTAAAAACAAAGAACATCAACAAGAATCATTTGAAGAATTATTATCTAATATACCAAAAACAAGACAATGGTATTTAATGATGTATTTAGGTCAAATGGAATCAACAATCATGGAGGGTTATACAGATGATATTTAAAGAAATAAAATGGGAAGAAACAAGTGGCATAAGTGATGGTCTTTATGAAGAAGTTCCTGATGAAGAATTATGGGAAGACGGAGAATTAAATTCTGCAGAAGTGCAACGAAAAATATTGTATCACGCTTTTCAACAAGGAAATTGGCTATTAGTTAGGAGTATAAATGGGAAAGATTAAAGACGCAGTTCAAGATTGGCTTGAAGATTATGGTTATGAGTTAGGTTATGATATGAGTAATTGTCCTGATATGGTTGACTGGGATATAATTCAACAAAATAATATTGATGCTTTTACTTATTACAATAACAAACGCGCTATAGAGCAAGAAGATCTCAGGCTAAAATATGGAGCACCTGAACATGACTGAAGAAGATATGATACGTATCATAGAACAAGGTGGTAACTATCAATTGATTGATTCAATACAAGAAAATATTGATGATGTAATATTTAATCAAATACTATCAAAGGAGAATAAATATGGCAAAATTTCTATCAGACCATCTAGACGAGTTTTCACAAGCTATGGTAGGTCACAAAGAATGGGCATATCTAGACGAAATGTCAAAAGAAAAGCAATTAGATGTTATACAAAATTACAATCACAGGGAAGCAAACCAAAAATACATAGTGGTCGTATTCCCAGGAAATAAGGAGGAGTAATGCAAACACTGAGAGATTATGTTGAACAACGGATGCAACAAATCGATGAACTTGGAGATCATTTTATGAAGCTTGGTATGTATGATGATGTCCGTAAAGCTGACGTAGAAGGACGTGGTAATGAACTTGTAAAAATATATGAAATAATACGAGGAAATGAAGATTAGTTTTCGTATATTATGAGGTCGCAAAATCACACTTAATAATAGAATTAGAGGGATATTTCCCTCTTTTTCTACTTAAACTGTAAGGAGTAAATATGGAAGAATCCAAAAATCAGGAGGTAGAGGTACCTCAAGTCGAAGAAATAATACCTGAATCGTGGAAATCTAATGAGATAGATAAACTAGCTAGTGCTCTTGCTAAAGCACAAACGTTAATGGATGGTGCACAAAAATCTAGCACAAATCCTTTCTTTAATTCTGGCTATGCAGATTTACATACATGTATTAAGTCTTCATTCCCAGCATTGAATGAACATGGATTATCTATAGTTCAAGGTAACGAGGTTATATCTGGCGCTGTATGTGTAACTACTACATTGTTACATGAATCAGGTCAATGGTTACGATCAAAATTAAAAGTACCAATGGCTAAGATAGATGCACAAGGTGTAGGTAGTGCTATTACTTATGGCAGAAGATATGGTCTTGCTGCTATGGCAGGTATTGCACAAAAAGATGATGATGGTAATTCAATATCTAAAGGTACTGCTGGTAAAAATCCAAGAAGTGCTGTAGATAGAGACAACGCACAACGACAATTAAGATAAGGAGTAAGTAAATATGGCAATCAAAACAATGACACATAATAGTGGAGGTGGTACGTGGTCCGAAGGATGGCACCAACTTACTATCGAAGCTGCAGAGTATGGTGACTGGAATGGAACTAAATTTATAGAATTATGGTTCGAAGGTTATCCTAAAACATTTAAACTACGAGTGTATGAAGCTCATAACAAAGAAACTCATGAAGAGTTTGCGTTAGCAAAACTATTTAAGTTAGCTAATGCTGGTATCATTGATAAAGTAAAATCACCTAGTGGTAAAGAAGCTATACAATATGATGATGAAGCATCAGGTCTTGTAGGCAAACAAATCAATGGTTATTTCTATAAAGATGGAGAATATGTAAGAGTTTCTGATAGAATTGCACCTGTAGCACAACAAGGTAATGTATTATCTTACACAGAAGATGATGTGCATTTCTGGAAAGGTGTAACTGAAAAATATATTGCAAGTAAGAAACAAAATGCTCCCGCAGTAGCAGATACAACGAGTAATGGTAGCGAAGCTAACGTTCCGTTCTAGTATCTAACTAAAAGGGGGATGCATCCGCACTTACATACCCATTCGACATCGTGTCCCCCTTTAAACTTATTAAGGAGATTATTATGACAGTAAAAGAGCATTTAATCAAGTTTCTGGACTGGAAATTTGATAACGGTATTATGTTTAAAACTCATGACATACAAGACTTATCGCAGCGTGGACTCAAAAAGTTTGGTAAACGATTAGGATCGCCTGAAACATATACAAGGCAATTTCGTGAGTTAAGACAAAACAATGTATATAAAATAGATAAAATCAACACACCAAATAGTAATGAAAAATCATGGTTTGTTGTTGAAAGGAGTGATGATGTATGATTAAAGAATTTGCATTTGGTACACATAATAGACATCATTTCTCTGATGTCAATAAATTAGATACGTATATGAACATGTCACAAGATAGATTTATGTCATTATATGATTATGATGATTATGTAATGGAATATGTTAAGAAAAAACAAAGTCTATCTGGCTTTGATGGCATGATATATATACCAGACGAATTCATACTAGACGTAGATGGTTCAAACCCTGAAGACGCTTTGGTTAAACTACAAGGCTTACTAATATTACTAGATGACTTAGATGTCCCTAGGAAAATATATTTTAGTGGCACAGGATTTCACGTCCATATACCACAAGAAGCCTTCAGGTGGAAACCTTGTGACGATTTACATCTGAAAGTAAAAGAAGAATTAAAGTCTAAAGGTATATTTGATTTTGCAGACCCATCTGTTACAGATAAAACAAGGTTAATACGTATACCTAATACATTAAATAGTAAATCAAACTTATGGAAAGTTCAATTACAAACTCAAACAGACATAAAAACTATTATGGATTATGCTGTGCAATCCAGAGAAATAAAAGAACTAGACCATGAATGTGATCCAGTATTTGATGTATTAGAACGTAAGTCTAAACCTGCTGCAGAATATCAAAAAGTATCACTTGGTAGGCAACCTGACCCTGTTAACTTTCCATGCATACAAACTATGCTAGAAGGTACAGCTCAAGGTCAACGTCATCAAGTAGCACTTAGGCTAGCAGCACACTTTAGGTGGCTCTATCCAGAAGATATCGTAAGAAACGTTATGGAAATGTGGCGGAAACAAGTTGATAATGATACTCATCCTTTTACCGCAAAAGAGATGGACGGTATTGTTACCAATTGTTATACAGGACATGATGGTTCAGGATATAGATATGGATGTAGCGATATTATAATGGACGAGTATTGTAAAAATACTTGCAAATTATATAAATCAAAGAAATCACAGACAATGATGGATGCTAAGACTATGGAAGCAGAGTTCTTAGATTTCTTAGCTACAAATAGAGAGCCACTAAACTTAGGAAGTCTATATGGACAAGACTTTCCAATTTACCCAGGAGAAGTAGTTATTGTTCAGGCTCCTCCTAAATCCATGAAGACAATGCTATTACAAAACTGGGTAAACTCATTCAAGCGACCAACTTATTTTATAGAGATGGAAATGTCACCAAGACAAATATGGTCACGTTTCTGTATGATAGAGATGGGTTGGAATGATGAACAACTAATGAAACATTATTCTCAGTTAAGCGAGAATCTAACTGATAGATTTAAATGGCTTACTGTAGAATATGGTTCATGTTATCCTAGCGAGTTAGAGAAAAGACTATCTTTACTAGCTGTTAAACCAGAGATTGTTGTTGTTGACCACTTAGGTTTGTTAAGGTCTAAGCAGAGAGATAACAATATGAAAGTAGAAGAAGCATCTCAAGCTCTTATGGAACTAGCTGTTCAACATAAGGTAATTATATTTGCTGTATCAGAAATCACTAAGACTGCAATGACTGAAGGTATGAACATTGCATCGTCACGTGGTTCATTTAGAATAGCATATAATGCCAACAAAGTATTGTCAATCACTCCCTATAAGAATGATGACAATGTCATAAGATCTCTACAAGTAGAGTCCACTGCTAATAGAGAAAAGGAATGGTTAAATGTTAACCTTCCTATCACTGGAGTTCAAATCCGATGAGTATAATGGGGACAATAACTGGTCCTGTAAGTCCAAGAGTATGCAAATGCGTATCGTTCAGGCAAAGGAATATGTGAGTCCCCATTGTATTAATTGTAAGTATTTAAATGAAGATAAGTGCACTTACTTCAAAAGATTTCGGATATCTGAGCCTAAAAAAATCCCTTGGAATATTGCAGCCAAAGGTTGTAAAGTTTACTTGCCAAAAAAGAGTAAGGAGCATCCACTATTAGATTTAGTGCTTGATTTATTTGCGTGATACTGAAATGTTATATAGCAGTGTTATTATGTAGTATAGTAGATGAAGCATGGAATATACGTAATCCTAGACCAGAACCCAAAGGAATATATTATAGATTACAATGGGAGAAGAAGGATTTTTATACGTTTAAAGTTAACAATGAATGGGTGCTTAGAAAATATCGTAAGACTGACAGTAAACTTAAACGCAAAGTAAGAAACAAGTATTGGGAGAAACGTAATGGCAGATCCAAGAGACGAAATTAGGGTAAGATATCCAAAAACTTTAAAAGAATTTGAAACTATTCAAAAAGAAATGTTATATTTATTCTGTGAGAAACAACTAGACTATGGACCTACTAATATAGGTATGGGTAAAAGTAAAGTAAAAACAGATAAAGATGTAAGATTATCTTTAATGGGACTTGGCACCAGATTAAATGATAAGATATCTAGATTTTTAAATTTAACAATGCAAGATAGAAAACCAAATAACGAAAGTATTGATGATAC